TTCCTTTAATTATGAACCAGAAATTTCACCAGTATTCTTTAGACGTAGTGGAATGTAGATAAATTCAACTGCCTTAACTGGCTCAATAGCAATATCAATGTACAATTCGTTACGATCAATTCTGCTTGGAGTGTTGTTAGACTCGTCGCAAACTACTAGATAGTCATAAAGAGCACGTTGTCCTACTAATTCTAATAATAGACTTTCAACTGCACCTTTAATCTCATCTCTAGTGATCTTATCGTTTGGTTCAAAGATATATGGTTTAGCTAGAGCATTTAGTTGTCTACGTAGGTACACAACTAGTCGAGCTACGTTGATACGATCTAACGCACTAGCAGCTCTTGCTCTTGTATATTGACCATAGTTAACTAGTCCAGTTCCTGTTATGAATGTTAATGGATTAACCTTAACGCTAGCTAGAGTATCTCTCTGGCCAACATTTAGTGCTACGCTATTAAATTCGCCTTCGCTGTCAACATAACCAACTGCTGTAGCATTTGTGATACCTCCGCGACGTACACCTGCTGGTGCAAACCATGGATAAGCAACTTGGTCATTTAGAGCAATAGTTCTTAACATCATGTGGCTTGGCGGAACAACTACGTTGTTACCAAAGTTGTCGCTTGTAAAGCCCCATGGATAGAAAATACCTAAGTATTCGTCGCTGCTTACTAGACCTAGATCATTATCTTCTAGTGCCAGTCGTTGATTTGTACCCCAGTTCAACAATGAAGTTGCATCAGGTGTTAAGCGTGCTGGGCTGTCACCTACAACAAATGCTGTTAGACCTCTGTCGTAGTTTAGGCTTATCAATTCGCCAATAAGCTCTGAATAGCCAGGGCAAGCAATTAAGTTAAACACTCTAGCTTCTTCGTCACGGATCTGTTGGTTAGCATTTACGGTTGCCTGTAGTGCTTGTACAACAACTTTACGCTGTGCTTTGCGACCAAATGTTCCAGAACCGTCGTCTTGGTTTGAACTTACTGTTACCCAACGATGTGGATAGTAGTCAGCCATGCTTTCGTCACCAAACCGTGTGTTGTCAGCATCAACGTCAATGTAGTTTTGTACAAACTTCTTAACGTTAAATCCGCTGCGACGTAAGTTCCATAGTAACATACCTTTTGGATATAGTGCTGGATCAGGACAATCTGGATCTACATAGCTGTTTGAAAGTAATTCTTCAATTGTTGCTGCTTCATCGCTGTTAGCACCTGCGGTGTTATAACGAACATCGGCAAACAAGCAACCATCTTCAGTACTTTGATCACTCTTGTCAACTAAGAACCACTTTAGTAAATCTTTATTAAACTTATAGATAGTTGGGAAATTTTCAATATCGCTTGTATCAATCCATAAGTCGCCAGTTTCTAATACGGTGCCGTCGCTTTGTGTTTCTGGCTTAGTTGCAGCCACAATTGGTCCTGCTGGATCAGTTAGCGGATTAGCAATTAAATATCCGCTCCAGTTTGTACCATTGTGTACCATAATATCAACTTCGTCAATGACAGAACTATACCATAATGTACCGTCTGCGGTTAAGCTAGTTGGAGGATTGCCTCCTGCTACGTAAGTTAATGGCTCCCATAGAGAAGCAACATAGTCATGTACACCGTCGGTATCTAGATATAAATTAGCAGTACCGTTGCCAGTTGCAGGAATGTATTCGCTAAAACCTAGATCACTTAGTGGACTATTTGTTCCGTCTAATAGATGAATTTCGCCGCCAAGTTCGTGAGTAATAACCAGTCTATTTTGACTGTCTACTTCTGCTTCGACGTTAACAAATCCTGCTACATTAATAGCAGTAGCTACTGTTGCAGCATTGGCTATACTTGGAGAAGTAACTGTAAAACTAATAACTTTAGCTGTATCTAGTGTAGCTTGTCCCTTTAAACTTTCAGCCATTGTAAAAGTATAAGTTGTGCTTTCACCGGATACTGTAAATGTTAGATCATTAGTAGTTGTTACACCGCCTAACAGAGCACCGTCAATTCTTAGTTGATTCCCTGACTGATAACCTGAACCGCCTGTAGTGATAGTAATTGTAGTATTTGAACTTGTATAGGTTGTTCCTGCACCTGTTTTTGTAACAGTAGCAATGGCACCTACGCCAGTACCAGTAACAGTAGTAACAGCTACACCTGCATATGTTGCTGCTGCTGAAACTGATGTACCTGCAATACTAGATCCTAAAATACTGGTTAAAGTACCAGCATCACCAGCAAATGTACTGGCTGTAATTTTACTAGATTTAATAGTTGTAGGAGCAGCACTCTTTCTACGATAAACTGCAAAACTTACTTCGTTGCTGGTAGTATGACGAACATACAATGTGCCTGCTGCTAAATTAGCGCCGCCGCCAGTTTTATCTAATTTGAATAAAGCAGTCAATGCATCGCTATATAAAGGTGCATCTACTTGTTCAAATGCGTCGGTTGTGCTGTTGTAACGCTTTGTTCTCCAACGAGCACCTAAGTTAGGCTCAGTTGTTTTAATCCAAACAGAACCAGTTACTGCGTTTAAGTCGTTAGTTTTCCACTGCGGTACATTAGTATGTGGCTGAACTGCTAGTAATGGTGTGCCTGGCCAGCTTGCATCCCATGCAGAGCTACCAACTTGTACCCATACTCCGCTGTTATTTCTATACCATATTGTCATAGGATGTTGAGTAGTTAACTCAGGATCACTATAGCTACTATCACGTACAGCAACTACAGCATAGCTTCCGTTTTTACCAACAGAGCTAGCTGGGCCACCTGTGCCAGGATTAATTTTAGTTGGGTCTGTAATTATCAATGGTACTTTATTTGTAAATGTTTGACCGCCGGTAACACTGATAGCATCGCCGTTCCACTCAAAAATACCCCATTTAGTATTGTCGGTGTCTAACCAGTATGTGCCGTTATTTGGATCAGCTGATGGAGGTTCTACCGACGCATTTAACTGATTTAAGTCTACATCAGCACGTACAACAAATGCACGATTGCTTACGCCTAATAGACTGTAAGCTGCTTGTAGTCCATATTCGTTCTGCTCGCCAGCGTGAATAGGATTATTATTAGAATCAGTTTTAAATACTGGATCACCAAATGTATCAGCTAAATCTTTCTGACTGGTCAGTAAATAAACTTGGCCGGCGTTAGCCTTTAATGTTCCAGGAGCAATACCGTCTCCTGCGCCGTTGGATTTGTTTTCAGCTGAAGCGACAACAATTAAAGGTACTGTGCCCGGTTCTGCTGGTGTGTAAAACGATTCGTCAATGACTTTGACTTCTACGCCTGGTGAACTTAATGCCATATTAGCTTCTCCTAAGGGTTCATGTTCTGTTAATATTATTTAGCGAGATTTGGCAAAATGAATAGCTTATAAGTAGGTAAAAAGGGGTCAAAAAGGTGTGCATAAATAAGTTTATGCCAAGACCTTTGTGTATTTGTGGATTTAGACCTGCCGCTGTTAACTATAAAAAGAACGGCAGAACTTATTATAGAAAAAAATGCGAAGTATGCCTTAGAGGCGGCATTTCTACTGGGATACCAAAGTGGTATCAAGACGGCTTTAGATTAAAGCCAGTATGCGATAAGTGCGGATTTAAAAGCAAGCACCTTGAACAGTTTAATGTATTTCATGTAGACGGAAATCTAAAAAATACTCGTCCAACTAATTTAAAAATTGTTTGTGCTAACTGTCAAAGACTATTGTCAAAAGAAGGGTTTAACTGGAAACAGGGTGCTCTTCAGCCAGACATCTAATTTGACTGTATAAATCGTCGATAGTAGTATCGTTGTATACCACAGTGTCAATTTTGCCACCAACCCATGCTGTTTCCGAAGCATGAATTTTTCTTTGTTCCATACGAGCTTTACTAATAGCCCAACTCATGTTTGTGGGTCCCGAGTTCATGTTAACAGCATCGTTGTACCATTCGGGATCTTCCCCACGTTTGATACGTACTACAATACCGCCGGCATTGTGTATAGCTTTGATCTCATTAGGAAAACGCACGTCTGAAATAACAATATTATCTGTAGTTTTACGCATTTTATTCTCAAGACTAGCAATCCAAATGTCGTCGTGAAATCCGTTTCTACAGACTTCAGTACCCCAATATTGTAAAATCCAGCGGGGTGTAATATCACGTCCTAATCTAGTACTCCACCACTCATCTTTTTGTTCGCGCCATTCACGAGCTTCTTTAGTACGGCCTTCTAGTAGAGTTCGATCCCAACCAAATACTGCGGCTACCGCATCTTTGAGTGTATTGGCAAATGAGTCTCTTCGAAATCCGTGAAAGTTAACCAAATAATCTGCGGCAGTATCTTTGCCTGAGCCAATAAATCCAACAAAGCCGATAATCATACTATCTCCCAGTGATAGTATATATTACAAGAATTTTACTGAGTTGTCAATAGTGATTGATTAACCACTATATTTTTAAGCTAAGTGAGTCATAAGCTGATCAATTTGGTCAGTATTTGTACGGCTTAATTTAAATCCTAAACGATTGGCATTGTTGGCTCTTGTACGGTTTAATGGGTGTGTGCTGTTAGGATCCTGTTGTAATGCGCCAGACATATCTAGGTGATACATTGCTGCATCCTTTTTTCCAGCCATAAACTTAAATGCCGCAGCTTTTTTATATCCTAATTTTACTGCCAACTGTATACCGTACTCGTCAGCATCTAATTCTTCTTGACGTGTTGCTGCCGGATTAACCGATAACTCATCAGGATGTTTAAGTGCTATGTGTCCTAGTTCGTGTCCTATTGCAAATGCTAGTACATCGTCCGGTGCATCCCAAAATACTGTTAAATCTATACTGATAGATCTATTTTGTGGAGTACTTTGTATGTAACTTTGATTGCTTTCTACCTTAATTACTACATCTTTAAGATCGGCAGCTTGACTACTAGCTTGTATCAAACGTTGTAACATAGAATTACATCGGGTAGTTAATGTACGGAATCTTGGTACCCAAACTTTTTCAAATTCTTGCCTATTGCTTG